TGGTGCCGCCATCTGGTTACGCTCCAGACTCTCGGGATTTTCAGTCCCACGCTTTCACTAGATTAGCTTTAGCGGCATTGTCAATTTACTTTGGGGTGACTAATGGGTTACGATCCCATACTATCACTTTCACAGAGTGAGGTGCTACCACTACACCATAGCCACCCCAAAGTAAACTGGTAGGAGCACAGAGATTCGAACTCTGAACTTACAGGTTAAAAGCCTGATGCGATACCATTTCGCCATACTCCCGTATTGGTCCACTCGCTGAGATTCGAACTCAGACCTCGATGATTAAGAGTCATGTACGCTACCATTAACGCCACGAGTGGGTTGTCGTAATTAACTGATTTTACGTGCCAACCCTAGACCAATACGGGATCTAGAGTGACACTAACGTTTACCTGAACGTTTCATGTAATACTCCTTTAAAATTAAACTACCAAATAGAAGCACACTGAAACAATGCGCTTTTGTTTGGCAGGGGTAAGTAGAATCGAACTACTACTAAGGGAGTCAAAGTCCCGTGTGCTACCACTACACCATACCCCAACAGACGATCAATGACCTCAGCGAACCAAAGCCACTGACCGTTTAAAACAAAGTCCCGAATTTTTAAAGAACGTTAACCAGAAACATAAGTATAACTCATTTCTGATTACTAGTCAAGACATTTCTTGACCTAAAAAGCAAAAACCCCGAAGATTTCTCTATCGGGGTTTTGGTAAACAAAGTAAAGTTACGTATTAACTTCGCTTGCCAAAACCCCCACGAATCACTCTCAATAAGCATAGCCAAACCTAGTGGGCGGTGAGTTTGTTCCAGCCAGTATTAACTAGGGAGATGTTTCGCTAACATTCTGGAACAGACTATCAATTTCATAGTAGAACTATTATACCCTTTGTTTGATTAAAAGTCAAGCGATAACCCTACACAACGTAGGGTTATCTTCAAGACCACTTTCTATTTATAACAATTATACGCTAGTAACGAATAAAAGTCAAGTTTTTTCTTACTTTTCTTGCTTACGAGTTTAGCACTTTCGCGCAAGAGTTCATCACAGAAGCAATACGTCCAATATCACGTAGTTGCTCAACAGTGAACCCTTCTTGCTTGAGTGTCTCATAGTGCGCCTTGACGCAGAAGTGACACTTACCAACGATTGACGCAGCGAGTGAGTATGCTTCAAAGCGAGCCTTGGTAGTACCACCGTGACTTGCGATAGCATTCATGCGTAGTTGAGCAGGAAGACCTTTCAACTGAGCATCATCAGCCATCTCAACATACGGATACCATACGTTGTTCTGAGCCATAAGACTAGCAGCAGTCATAGCAGCGTTGGCTTCAGCAGGAGCATCTGCCAACATAACACCTAGCAGTTTACCGTTACCAGTAGCAGCTAGGGCAGCAACCGCACAACCCATTGCCAAGTCTTGATCTAAAGTAGAACGCAGGAGAACTGCGTCCAAATTTAGTTTAGTGTCCTTAGCATATTCAGGTAGTGCTTCTTTAACAGCGTCAATGAAAGCCATTATAGAGTTTCTCCACCAACGGTGCGGTTACAAGCGCAAAGTTCGCCAGTCTGTAGTGCGTCAAGTACACGCAGAGTTTCATCTGGTGAACGACCAACGTTCAAGTTGTTAACAGTCACGTGTTGAATTTCATTGTTAGGATCAACGATGAAAGTAGCACGTAGCGCAGCACCAGCAGGAGCATAGAACACACCAAGCTGTTCAATCAAAGACTTATCCCATTCACGCTGTGTATCAGCGAATTGAATATGTTTAATCTTCTTTAGATCTTCATGGTGCATCTGCCACGCTAGTTTACAGAACTCATTGTCTGTTGAACCAGTTAGAAGAACAGCATCACGATCCGCGAAGTCTTGGAACAGTTTGTCGTACGCAACAATTTCAGTTGGACACACGAATGTAAAGTCTTTTGGGTAGTAAACGATTACTTTCCACTTACCCTCAAAGGATTTCTCTGTAATGTCAAAGAATTGGTCGCTTCCTGGATTGATACCAGTTACAACAAACGGCTCTAGTTTATCACCAACAGTTTTCATATATTTCCTCATGTAGTTTAACGATTTTATTTTGCTTTGTTAGCAAGTTCTTTATATCCTGACCAAGATGGATGTACTTGGTCAGCTTGGTATCGCTTAGTTTCAATTACTTGATCACCAAAACTGATAGCAATAAGTTTCACATCCTCAGACTGTCGTGGGTAAACAACAGGATTAGGAAGGATCCAGTAAACACGCTCAGCAGTTACCTTTTGGCGTAGTTTATATAATTCATTGTAAGTCTTAACACCTTTATGATCATTAGATCCAAGGCTGATAATGACAACTTCGGACTTAAAATTAGTCTTAGCAGTATCAACGTACTGCTTGTTATACTGCCAACTATTAAGTCCACCCTTAGAGTACGACACACATTCTTTTTTGAACATATGCGTACCAACGGCGATAGAATCGCCCATGATTAAGCACTCAAGCATTTACTTGTTCAACCTCAATGTTACACTTCTCTAAAAATTCGATACCAAGTGTATCACGGTAGGTATCTCTGTAATAAACCTTCTTTATGCCTGCTCCATAAATCATCTTAGCGCATTGTACGCAAGGAGCGTGAGTACAAAATAAGTCGGCACCATCACCTCCGTCGCCAGACTTGGCAAGTTTAAGAATGCTGTTTGCTTCAGCGTGTATAACTTCGTCTTTAGTTTTTCCATCATCACCCTCACAATTGTTAGTCCAACCAGCAGGAGTACCATTATATCCAATAGAGATAATGCGATTATCTTTTACTACAACAGAACCTACTTTTAATCTCTTAGCAGAACTTAACTGAGCAAATCGCTCAGCTGTGTCCATAAAAGCATCAACCCACTTCTTCTTCATCAAAGTCACCGTTCTCTTTACAAGAGTCATGATAATCTAGCAGACCAGTAAAATCTTCAATATCTTCAGGCAACTCTTCTAATGTGCTGCGATCGCTGAAGTTATACTCATAATATTCATCACCATCATCATTGGTGAACTTACCACAGAATGCGCATCCACCTTCATGATAATATGCTTCAACATCCCAACCTTCTTCTACGAGATACTCATAAAGAGCAATTGGTGGTGACCAAGCTGATTCAAAAGAAATCCAAATAGTATTGTCATCATAACGATCGAAATCAATTATGCTGGCGTCCCACTTAGTTCCCCAGTTTTCACAAGACCATTCATAATTCCACTCACCACTTGGGTTTGGGCGGAGATGATTAAATGTCTCAGCGATGTAGTGACCACTATCATTTTTCTTAGATAGCTCAGCTTCAAGAGCATCAATCTTACTCTTATCGCTATGAGAAACCTTCATACTATTATCACACCAATTAGGCATATTACCCTCTCATAATAAACTTCTTCAACTTAGATATAATTATACCTAATTTTTCTTTGGAAGTCAAGCGTTTTACTGTAGATTGGGCTCCAGTTTTCGCTGGAGCCTTTGAGTTTTTTACTGCCTTCTCCTTAGCCACTGGTGGTGGAATAAACCCAGCCTCAGCTACTAACTTATGTGTCACTTTTGGAAACATCTTATTAAGTTTCTGGTCTTTGATCGCAAGAATCAACTCTGCTTCACGAGGATGAACATTCTCTAACAGTTGAATAAACAATGTTTCCTTGCGCAATGGATTTAAGTCAGTGCGACAGAACACGTATAGTTTACGAACCTCTTGATAGAGATTAGCAGGTGCCATACCCATCGGTGCTGCGTCTTTCTTAAAAGGTGGTTCACCTTCAGGTAACGCAAATTTCTTTTCTGCTAAAAATGCGTGTTCAAAGATAAGACGCAACGCTGCGTTACCTTTGTACTTCTCGATCGTCTTAGGATCGCTGTTAATTTCATCTAAAATTTCAGTGATATATTTTGTCATGGTTTTCCTTAAAAATCATCTAAGTCATCTAACAGTAAACGGCAACGATGTTCGATCAGATAATTCATCACGGACATCTTATCGCCCTTGGGTTTATTACTTAGGTAAGTTGAAATGATCTCTTCTTCGATGTCCTTAGGAATGTAGTCAAAAGAAATCAGTTGAATATTACGATGCCAGTTACGACGTTCTTCATCGTTACGGCATGCGTCATAACCTTTCTCCATAAACTCAGCAAGACGTTTTGCGCTCACTGGTTTTTGGCGAACACCTTCTTGAAGGAAGATGTCATCTGGCGACAGGATATTAGGAATACCGTCATCACCTGCCTTAACAACGTGAGTAATAAACTTCTCGTGAAGTTCCTTTTTAGTCGCAGTGATACGCTTCTTCTGCATAGGTGAATACTGATCAACGTTGGCGTACTTCTGTAGCTGAATGAAGTCACCGTCAGAAGATAGGATAAGAACCTTTTGTGGGTCTTCCATCAATCCCTGTTGAACAAGAAGATTTTCTTGTGTGTACTTAGCCAACACAGCGATAATATCATCCGCCTCAGCACGTTCAATATGAATCACACGATAAGGAAAGTGCTTAGCAATATCGTCACGCATCTCAGATAGAGTATCAAAAATCAAACCCCAATCTAGATCGGATGCGTCACGTGCTTTCTTACGTCCAGCTTTATAATGCTGGAACACTTCACGACGCCAGTACTTACGACCGTCACAACAAATGACCATCTCACCGTACTCTTTGCCGTACTTCTTCTTATGCGACTTCAGTGTAGAAAGTGTAACGTGGCGTAATAAGGTTTTTGACCTCTGCCTCATTACCTTTCAACTCACGCTGAAAAGTCAGGATTGCGCTCAGAGCGACTTGGCTATAATCTACGAGAATCATCAAAACGCTCCAAGGATAATAGTATCTTCATTAGTTCGACCATTTGGCGTACTTGCCTTAGTCTTAATTGTCTTCAACGCATTAGTCAGCGCACGTTTACCCATAGCAAGTCCTTTAAAGAACTCTTCTGGTTTACGTAGCGTCATCTGTGTAGAATTAGCAAGATCGAAGCCAACGATAGACGTACCCTTAACAGTCAGGTCTCCACGATAAACCGAGATTCGACGTGTCTTGGTATTATACACCCACGCTTCAGTGGCGCCAACAATGGTGTCAGGTTTAGCTGACTTAAGATTCAATTCCGTAAACTCTCGCAAGAACTTCATACGAGCAGCCAATTTAACTAGGCGACACTAGGTTTACGTTTACGTAGGAGCACGATTAACTTTAGCAGTTTGAACCATCTGATTACAATCAGCGATAATCTGCTCAACGAAGTCAGCGAACTTCTTTAACTCTCGACGAGTGAAATGTGAATAACCTTCTTTAAGTTGGTCATCTTTTCCGTCATACGCTTCTCGCAATTCAGCGAGGGTTTGTACGTAGAACTCACCGATGCGTTTAGCAACTGGTCCCGAGACGTTGTGTGCCAAAAGATAATTCTTCGCCGAGAAGTCAGTTTTACCTTTGGTGAGTACGAAGTCATCAATAGCTCCATCAAATTCAGCTGCGTGTTTACGAGCACTTTCTTCTAGTCGTTGTTGAATAGAAACTACATTGCTCGCGGCAAGTTTAGCAGCGTCTTTCTTGTCTTGAGCATCTTGGGACTTTTGACGGATCCCAACTTGTTCTTTAAGAACTTCTAGACGCTCTTTAAAGTAGTTGTATTCTTTTTCCTCAAGAGCAGAGCCACCATCCATTAGACGAGCAAGAATGCCAGCGTAACGGAATTGGTATTCGTCAACCTTGAGTAGCGCAACAGCCAGTTTCTTATCTGTCTGAGCGATGTGATGGATAAGCCACTTCTTCTTATCCTTGTCGTCGTGATTTGCGTTGTAATAATTAAGCGCACCGATCAAGTCACTTCGGTAGTTGTCGGGGGTGAGTTTCATCTCAACACCCTTCATCATACGGTCAGCTTTCTCGATCATCTTCTGTCGTTTAGCAGTAGTTGCCATAGGTCTTCACCTCCAAATAATAATATATTATACCGCTAAACTCGTTGGAAGTCAAGCAGAAGTTGCCTTCGTGATTTCATCGTACATATCAACGAACTCTTCATGCTCTTGTTCAACCTGAGTCATGTTTTGCTTATGATAAGTCTTAGCGATTTTATTTACAACTTTGCGAGAAATTTGGAAAGTATCGGAAACTTCCTTGACCGTTTCTTTAATCAGGTCACGTTCAGCTTCAATGCGAGTGAAAGAATTGGAAATTTCGCGGATCGCCGCAAAAATCTTCTTGCGGTCTTCAGGTGATGAAATAGTCATTATGAACTCACTTCTTAATATTAACATTGGCTCGGAGGAAACCACCGAGGAAAATTACAGCCAACCACTCATAGAAACCATACTGAATGGCAAGGACAGGGAATAGAGTGTTCAGTGCCCAGATTGTTAGTAGCGGTCCAACAACGATAAGACCAACAATCAATGCGATCAACAAAACAACTTTCACGATATCACTCATAGATCAAACTCCACTTTTGTTACAGAATCCCAACGAAAACTACGCCACTCACCTACTTCTGTGTCAAACACCCGTACTGCGGATCCAGTAGTCTGGCTTTGCGTTCCCTCTCCTTTTGGAATTTTGTCTGAGGGGATTCTACCTTCGACAAGGGTACAGAACATCTTTCGTTCAGTTCCGTCTTTCTTGGTAAAAGTAACGCACAAATCTTTTGTGTTTCCATCTCGTAGTAGTCCTAATGTCCAGTTTTTAAACTCTTCGAACTCACGTTCATTCTTGAATACTGTCTGCATGATCAAATCTCACTTTCAAATCATTAACTAATGGTTGTAAAAAATTCTTAAACTCTTCATGAGTAAAGTAATTTGTATATGAACTGTTGACCAGTTCCTTACCATTCTCATCTATTAAGTATTTGCTGATAGAGAGTTCAACTACATCATAGTCATGACTTTTGACTTTGAGTGTCGTTGATAAACCCCTACGAAACAACTCAATCTGAGAATCATACGTATCGCTCATCACACTTTCCTTTATGTTTAACCTTGCGGGTGAAATCAACCTTGGACTTTACAACACGCATACGGTATTTTGGAGTCCGCAAATCTTTAGCAACAAAGTCTCTAGGTTTCAGTTTAGTATTATACATGATTTCCCCTTACAAGGCAATTATTTATCTATTGGGGAGTCTCCCAAGTTTGAAACGGAGTGTGTTTTGCAGCAATCAATTCAAACAGAGTGTCTTCAACTTCTTGAAGTTCCTCCATCGTGACTGCTTCTGGCGGTAGCTTACCTTCAAGCACCGCAAGCATAACCATTTGGCGATCTTTATTCATTACCAACTCGCTTGATAGTAGAAGTCGTTCTTAGTAAACGCAGGATCGGCTAGAACTTTCTCTAGACGTTCAACGGTATATTCTAAATCTTTCATATACCACTCGTCATAGTCAGTACCACCGAAAAAGAAACCACTTTGAGTGGGTAGAAGCGCAGCTGCTTTAGTTGGGTCTGCTATAATCTGTTTACAGAGATCAATTAGTTCTTGTAGTTGGTCACGACTTAGCCAATACTCACGGCAGTCGTCTTCGCCCTCTTGAACGTTATCAACAAACCACTGATGAATTGCGTTGGCTTTACGCCAGTAAGCTACACGGAAAGTAACTTCTTGAGCACCGTAGTCATCGTCTTCAAGACCTTCTACACCGAAAATCTTGTTTACATCTTCAATGCGTTGAGTGTCCGCTTCGTTAAAATACTTGGACATATAACGCTTGGTGTTTAGGTACATATCAAGACCCATGATCAAAACTCCTCATCAACATATTCTTCATACTCATCATAAACAGGGTCAGTGTTAATCTCAACCCCACCAAACCGAATTATACCGTCCCAGTCTTTGGAAGTCAAGCGACCACCAGAAGTTTCAAAGTCATCGACAAACTCTACGACATTTCCACCATCAACGTAGTTTTGTTCATTGTCCTGATCAATA